AGAATGTAAATTAATCAGAGTTGTCCTTTCGTGACCTCCATAAAACTTGCTATAATGTGCACCTGATTGGCAGCATTGGCTTGAACTTTAAGAACATCACTTTCTTGCAGAACTAAAGGTTGTGTCAATAATTCTGTGGTTGTATTTGTAGCAACACTTTTTGCTTTGAATAATTCAAAGGTTGCAGAAGCTCGAACAACTTCAACATCAACTAAAGTTGTTGAACCAGAGTCGTTACAAATTAAAAGAGATTTTACTACATCTGTAGTAGGCGGAACTGGTGGTGTTGCACCAGGATTAGCCGTAGGAACTGTTATAATAGTTGTTAAATCTGTTGTGGTGATATCCACCATTGCGCTTTTAAATACATTAGCCAAGGAAAAAAGCCTCCGACTGTGATTCTTCTTTTAAATCTTGTTGATAGTTTGTGTTAAGTAAAAGAATAATTTGATCTAATAACGCAACCATTTGATCAAACTGACCAGGGTCATATTCTTGCGTTGCATTTGGTAATCGTGTGATTGTTATTTTAGCCATTATCTTCTTCCGTCTGGTCTAAGTTGTAGCTTTGTAGATCCAAGTCTCCAAGCTGTATCATCAACTGTGTTAGTTTCATATTTAATCTTAACCGCTCTACCTCTACCTCTTACATCAATTTTTTCTGTTGTGCTAGAAATAGAACCTGTAGTAGTTACATTAGCTGCGGATTGTGGATATTGTTCTAATGTTAAAGTAGCAGTCATTGTATTAGCAAGATTATCAAAATCAGGAACTAATCTACTGACTGACATAAGCTCGTCACCATCTGCAATCTCAACAGATCCTGTTGTTAAGAAAGCAGAAATCGCTGTGCCATCTGCTTGATTATTTCCTAGTTCATGTTCATAAATGTAAGAAGCTCCTGCCGTTAAACCTAATATAGTTGATACGTTTGCTGTTACAGAAGCATCATATTCTGTAGCAATTGGCTGTTCATATACATAAGCGCCAAGCCATGTTGTTCTTCCAAGATTAACAGTATACCAAGTGTTTTCTAAATAATTGTAAGCAACTCCTCTATCTATAGCTGTAGCGTTTGCTGAAGGATAATACCAAATTATTTCATTAAAAGCTGTATTGATGCCACATGCTATGTCATTTCTATTTGTGTAACTAAGATCATCAAATACATAATCTTGCACAGAACATGGCATTTTTTTGACAACACCATCGTACATATAAAAAGAATTATCAGACATCCAATATGCTCTACCATTTACTTCAATAGCAGCATGCTGTGCTATCAACCCACAGTTAGCGCCAAGTTGTCTAAGACCAAAAGTAAAAGGTGTACCAACAAACTGAACACCATGAAGTGAGGTATCTGTCCAAACAAGTATTTGACCTGATGATTTAACAGCACCTACTATTCTAGAACCATCTGATATACGAAGCGAACCAGCTTCGTTTGTTGCTACTGGTGTATAATCTGTAGCATCTTCTCGATCAGAAAATCTAAATAATAAATCGTCTTGAGAGGCTGGTGTACCAATAGTAGTTTCTGTACCAAAAATCATTAAATGTCTTGTGTCAGTTGAAACCAAACTAAATCTGGATGCAGTAGGAGCATTAGATAAAGCAGTTGCTCTTGCATCTATAGCACCTGAAATATCTTTTATAAAAGTTTTACCGTTTAATACAGTGGCTATTAAATCTTCACCAAAATTGTCTAATGACCAACTACGAGCAAAGACAGTTACATCTGAAGATGTACTTGGTTCATTCCATGCACCAGCACTCCAAGTATCTGTGCCCCATCCATAACCATAGGTAGAAGCAGTTTCACCGATATTGATTTGATAATTAGCATTACCTGATCCACCTCCACCAGAAGTAGATCCAGAAGCTGCGCTAGTATGTGTAACTTTATAAGTATTAGCATCCACATATGTTGTAATTTCAAACTCGTTATTCATATCCAAACCATCTATTGCAGAGAATGAATCAAAGGTAACAAAGTCTCCTTCAATAGCTCCATGATTTGCGTCAGTTACTGTGACTGTTGTTGTGCCATTTGTTGTAAAAGGATTGGTTAAAGATGCTGTTTCTCTAATAGGGGTAATGTCATAAAGAGCACTACCTGAATATAAATATAGTTTCCTGTCGGTGCCTAAAGCAAGATACCTAGTTCCGTCTAAACCAATCCAGCTATGCGTATCACGGACCACGCCCACGACAGTTTTATTTGGATCTGGTAAATAAGACCAGCCTTTCCATCTTTCAGGTTTTCCGTAGTGAAAACGTACAAGGTCAGAGTCAACATATTTACGTTGATCACCTGCTGAGTAAGCGGTATCTTGTTTATCTATGCCTGGTTGGAACTTTAAATCAACTAATTTCATGGCTAATTATTTTAACCTATTTTACTTAAAATTAAAGAGTATTATTAAAAGTACATTGAAATGCAATAGATACTCTCATAACAGGGCATATTCTGGACACAGCAACTCCTCTATGAGGAAGATATGACGGAAAAACAGCAGCTCTGTTGGGAAGAGGAATAACTCCTGATGTTACTCTTTTTAAAGCTTCATCAAATATAATCATTTCTCCACCCCATGTTACATCCCATGTTGAATGTAAAAAGTGAACGACAGTTATGTCTTTTGAAAAAACAGCAGGATCATCTTGATGCCATGCTTGATCATATAAAGGAGGACCACAATTTAAATGAACTCTTTTTAATGTATTTTTAAAATTATCTTCTACTTTTATTTTACCATTAATTGCATTCCAAAGATTATAAATAACATTTGATTTATTAAACTCACCTTTTTTTATTGAAGAATTAACTTCAGATATATAATCACTTGCCCCAAAACCAAAATTAGGATCTCCATCAAAAGAATTATTATTGAATTGCCAAATTCCTTTAGTGCATTCTTTAGAAGCTAATGTAAAAATTTCTTCAGGCACAGCATTATCAATTACTTTAAGAATAGTCATTTTGATTTAAACTGTGTTCCCACATTTCCTTTAAATGAATAATTGCCCATGTGTGTCATACCACTTACAATATCAGCGTATATTTTACCACCTATTTTCTGCCACAAACGACAAAAAGCATAATCTTCCGATAAATATCTTTTTGTATCAGGCTCTATCATCGTATCAAAAAAAGCATAGTTCCAATCAGAGGTATCGTGATAACCAAATGTTTTATCATGTGGATCTCCTAAATGCTGATCTGATTTAAAACGTAGGTGAGGATAAGCCAATGCCATTTTTTTAAACACATTTCTTTTAATTAACATAAAGCCTGTAGCACCATCTAATACTTCAATAAATCCTTTTTTTACCTCTATGTTTTCTGGATCTTTAACGTTTAAATTATATTGCAAGGAAGCTGCATGTAATTGATCTTCATTTATTTTTGGATTTTCTTTTACTTTTTTTATAGCCTTAGTCCAATCAATAACTTTTCTTGGATAGACTCCTGTAACAACATCTTCATTTAAATCCAACATGCGAAATATAGATTCTGGATTAAAAGCAATATCAGCATCAATAAATAAAAGATGTGTGTATTGTTTGTCATCCATAAATAACTGCACCAATGTATTACGAGCTCTTGTTACTAAAGACTCATTACCAATTGTTCCAAACTGTAGCTCTATTTTTTTACTAGCTGCTAAAGCTGTAAGCTGTAAACAGCTTTTAAAATAGTCTGTTGTTAACATGTTACCATAACAAGGAGTGCCTATAAATATTTTAGTCATGTTTTTTAAAATTATAACATTGTTTAAAAGGGTTATTATCTTTACCCAACACATAGTAAGCTCTACCTGCTAATCTTTTTTTCTGTTGTAAAGGATAAGGATACTCCGTGGTTGGATCGTTTACATAACAATCTACGTTTACACCGATATGTTTTTTTAAAAAAGATATATCATTCTTTACATTATTATATTGATCAAAATTATGTTCTAAAGAATTTATGTCAAAATCATGAACACAAACAACTCCTCTGTGAATATTTAATATTTCATCCGCTAGAGGCCAGTAGTCATTCCAATGTGCATCTAAAAAATAAAAAGGAAAACCAACACTAACGTGTCTTATAAAATTATCACTTGATAAATTGTAGAGTGTAACATTAGTATACTTGTTTAATCTTTTTTTTGCATTCTCATAAAAATTATAATTATTTTCACAAGATAAAATATTTATTTGTGGAAAACATTTTGCAAGAAATTCAGTAGTATCGCCCATATTAGTACCAGTTTCTATTACTGAGTCACAGTTATATTCCTTTATTAAATAACAAACTTCTAAAGCCATGTGAATATCAAAACCAAAAGGTCCACCATCATCATTCATATCTACACTGAGTCTTTCTGTGGTATAAAAATTATGTAATATTTGTTCTTTATTCAAAAGATTTACCTGCAAAAAATCCAACTGAAGCTATAATTCTAGGAGTAGATGAAATTGATTTATGTCTAATTCCTTTTGGTATGTGAAGAAGATCTCCATATTCTAACAAATAATCTTTATTGGTATCTGTTATTCGATAAATAGTTTTACCGTGCATGCCAATTAAAAAAACATCTTCTGTATCTACGTGTGACATTCCTGTATTTGTGACGAAAGAAAAAAATAAATCAACTCCATCTCTTGTTTCAGGAGTGTATTTAAAAATCTTATACAGAAAATCTAAAAAAACAAAAAAATCAGTATTTGTTTTATGAACATCTTTAACCTGCCAAGTAGCATTAAAATTCAGTATATTACTTTTGTTAATAACAGTTAGAGAATAATCATCAATTAAACTCGCAAGAATATCAAAATTATAATTGCTTAAATTTTGAGTAAACTTTTTTACATAAGTAACTTTTTTGTTTTTAATTCTTTTTATATCTTTATTATTTAACAGCATAATCCACCTTTAAATATTCTATTTTTTTTACCCAATCTTTAGGTATGGCTATAGCACCTCCACCTGTAATGTCATCTTTATCTTTACTATAAGATCTCATAATAACTATCCTGTGATCGTTATCAGTAACCATCCACCCTACTTCTTGACACACGGCCAACGGAGCGTTGATAACGTCTTTTATATCTAGCCATCCTGTCTCTGTATCACGGGCATCGAGCCACGTAACACGGACCATGGGTACTTTATTTATATCCATTTTCTTTTTAATACCCCTTTCTTTTTTTTGAATAATCAACTCCAAAATTTACTGCCATTGTTATCCTGGTATTATCAGTTGTGTTTGAACTAACTGAATGAAAAATAGAACCATCAAAAAAAATAACTGTACCATCTTTTGCGCTGACTTCTTTTACATTACTAAAATTTGTATGAGAGTCTGTTTTTTTAATAAACACAGCATTATTATTAGAATGAAAAAAAAATTTACTGTTTGATTTTTCAACATCTACAAATAAAATTGCTGATAAATAATTTTGATGATTGTGAGGTTGAGCATATTGATCTTGTTTGTACCAATTTAACCAACAGTTTCTTACATTAAGATCAGGTATGTCATAATCTTCTTTATCAATAAATATTTTAATGTTTTTTTCTATCTCTTCACAAATTAAATTTAAAGAACTGTAACGTTCGTGCGAGTTCCATGCTGTTCTTTTAGCCATAACATTACAATTTTCTTTTGGTGTAGTGTTGTGTTTATGAACTTCTTGATTATCTTCAACCAAAATAATTTGATTAACTTGTTTCTTCCATTCATTAAAATTAGGAAGTTGAAAATAAAAAATTTCTTGCGTGAAAATAGGTAATCTATTTATCTGACAGTTTTCCATGCTATACTATATCTCATTTTCTTTGCTTTATTTATCTCTGCTTTATGATTTAATTTTGTATCAAAAATAACAAGTCTATTTTCTTTGTAATTAATTTGTTGATCATCAAAAAGAAGTCTCCCTTTATATTTATCTTTCCAAGAAGTAGGAAAAAATAAAAATGTAAAATCACCATCATCGCAATGCATACTGCCCTCGCATTCAGGAGGATAACAATTTACATATGACCTAATTAATTTATTTAACGTAAAATATTTTTTAGAAAAAAATTCAAATAAAAACTGATGTGATAAATATGAAGTTGTAGTGCAATTAAAAAAATTAGCTGGATCTTCTATAGTAGACTGGTGTAGTTCCCACTGCATAATTAATATCTCTCTATTAATAAAATCTAAAAAATCACTGCTTAAAACGTTATCAAATACTTTTATCATCTTTTTTTCTATATTTAAATGTTGCAACCATTCTTAACTCAACACATGTCCTACTTACTTCTCTGGCAACATGAGGAATTTGACCATCAAAAACAACTACTCTACCTGGTTTTGGTAGAACAGAAGCCACTATTTCTGTTTTTGAAGGATCAGTATAAACTGTTTCACCAGCGTAAGAAATGTCCCAAACTTTATTAAGATAAAACATAATTGTATAACAATGTCCTTCAAAATAACCATCTGTGTGTAAGTCATGAACTGTGCCATAAACGTACCCACTAGCGTAAGCGTTATCTAAAAAATGAGTTTTTTTAAAATGAAAAAGTTTATCATTAAAAATTTTTTCTGCTTTCTTGTACAATATTTTTTCTTCTTCTAAGTCTTCGTTAAGATCTCTGCTAAATTTTCTCCAATTTGTGCCTTCTGTTCCTGTTCCTGTATACCGCCATGAACTACCATCTCGAAAGTATCCATATAAATTATCTATTGTTTTTTCATCAAAAACATTATCTATAATCTCAAGCATCACTTTCCTTATAGAAAATATTAAGTGTGTATCGTAGAGAGCTTTCTCCAAAAGATTGTAAATCACTATGCATAATTTTAGTTCCATTAAAAAACAAAGCTCTATTTTCTACAAAACCTACATGAGAAGATAATTGATTATTGTATAAAAACCCTGTGCCATTATTTAAAAGGGGCTCTCCTTTTACAAATAAAAGAAAGTTAGCAACATTACCTTTACTGTCATCAGTATGAAATAAAGGTTCTTTTTTATTCTCTCTTAAATGTGCGCTTACCGATATTGGTTCAAGATTTCTGTGTGGAAAAAAATATTGTTTAATAAGTTTTAATAAAGGATCTTGATGAAAACTTTTAGGAAAAGTACGTCTATGCCCAAAATGTTGACCCATATCATTTTTTTTAGGTAAATAAGATAAATTTATAATATTTTCTTGAAGTGATTTAAGAGTAGCTTCATCCAAAAAATTATCAACATACATAACGAACTCTGTTTCTTTATGATGTTGCATTAATTATCCAATGGTTGTGGCTCGTCTTTTTTAATCAAATGTAAATTAAAAGATACTGATCTTCTCTCTTCATTTGGTGTTCTAAATGGATATACGCCGTGTGCTAACCAGTTTGGAAACAAAAATATATCACCAACCTTTGGTGACTCTTGATGTTTGTGTCCACTGAATGTTGCCGCTTGACCATTGAACCAAGTAATATCACCTACAGTTGGGTAATGATCTTCTCTTGCGTATTCTTCTGGTAAACTTTTTGGTACACGTAAATAACACACACCAGATAATTGACCTTCGTGTATATGAAAAGGATTGAAGTCTCCCGCCCACTGGCTCACGGCCCACATTGATTCAATAACCATCTTACCAACAAACTCTGGTTTAATTGTTTCACTAGCTGGTGGTATAGAAATATAATTCTTAACCATCTCACCCATTAATTGTACCATTGGTAAAAATTCTTCTGTGTTCATCCAGTCTTGTGGGAAACGAACTTCTTGTTTAACATTACCTGCTAAATTACCTGAATGATCAAACTCTTTAGATAATTTTTTGTCAGTTAACATTTCTGTTGCTTTATCATCAAGCATTTTAGTAATGAAATCAGGCATCCTGCCTCTCATTATTGTAGGACCAAAAGGTCTTATTGTGTCAAATTTCAATACCTGTTCTACTTGTTGTTTCTTTTTAGCCATGCCTTTCCTTTCTTTGCATAAATATCTATTGTCATATAGCAATTATTTGCCTATAAATATAGGATTAAATTGGCTTAAGTTTCAAGTTTCGCCTTCTTGCTACATTTATAAGATGCACTATTAGGAGATTAATGAAAAAATTGAAACTACAACAGGGCGGATTGGCTAATTTTCAAGACGCTGTCGGAGCTTTACGCGAATTAGGACGTTTTGAAGATGACACTATTGCTCATGTAGCAACAGGTGAAACCATCATTCCGATGGAGGTTTTTGATAAAAACCCAGAACTTCGAGATCAAGTGTTTTCCTCTATGGCAAAACTCGGTATTAATCCGGCTGAGTATATTGTTGGTAGTAATCTTAACTCAATTAATCCAGTCACAGGTCAACCAGAATTCTTTCTTAAAAAGTTATTTAAAAAAATAAAAAAAGCAGCGCCTGTTCTTTTACCTATCGCAGCGTCGTTTATTCCTGGTGCCGGTCCTTTATTAGTAGGAGCGGCAGGAACAGCGGGTGGTTTAATAGGAGGACAAGATCCAAGGCAAGCATTGATGTCGGGTATTATGGCCGGATCATTAGCGGGGCTTGGTGGAAAAACTCAAGCGTTTAATTTAGGAAATCAAGCTGGTGGTAAATCTTTAGGAAGTTCTATATTTAAAGGTATTCAGGAAGGTGGATTAGGTACGTTGTTTCAAGGTGCAAAAGTAGCACCTCAATTTACAAATCTTAATCAACAAGTTATGAGCGGTGCAAATGCTGCAGAGCTAGCACCGTCAGTAGTTCAACCAACAGCAGCAGCAACAAAAAAAGGAATTTTTGAAACAGCGTCAAATTTATTTAGAACTGAGGGAGACCCAACAAAACCATACAGTAAATCAAGAGTGTTGGCTGGTCTAATGTTAGCACAGCAAGCACCACAGCTTTTTAGCGCATTCATGGGCGGCGATGAAGAAGAAGAGTATGTAGATACAAATGTTTATCCAGGAGATTTTGGACAACTAGCATCGCTTAATTTTGCTCCTTCGTATTTTGCTGGATCAAACATCGTTAGTCCTTTACAAGCTGCTCAAGGTGGTATGATAAATGAACCGGTTAATGGATTAAAGAAAATGGAAGGTATTGCTAGGTTAGCTGAAGGAGGTTTTCCTGAAGACGCACGAAGAGCTCAAGGGATGTTAAACGGTCCTGGAACGGGAACAAGTGATAGCATACCCGCATACTTAAGCAATGGTGAATTTGTTGTTACAGCAAAGGCTGTAAAAAATGCAGGAGGCGCGAAGCCTATGTATGAAATGATGGATTATTTAGAAAAAGGTGGTAAACTGTCACCGCAATCAAGAGGTAACGCATAATGAGTGAAACAGTAGTTAGACAAGCTCCCTACATAGAAGAGAGGAGTGAACAACTTCTTGCAAGTGTATTTGGTGATCCGAACGCAGAGAGAAGAAAAGACGAACAAGGTAAATTTACAGAAACAGAAGAAGATTTTAATTTACGTCGTTTTGGTAGAGCGGGTGTTTCTAGACAAGTACCACAATACAGCATTGCTGGACTAAACCAAGATCAGATAGATGCTTTTCAAAGAACACGTCAAGGATTGGGAGGCTTTGCTCCTTTCTTACAACAAGCACAGGGAACATTACAAAGTGGTGTCGGTGCAGCATTAGCGGGAACCCCTTTCTTTGCACAAGGTGCGCAACAATTAGGTCAAGGTGCGCAGATGTTTGGTCAAGGTGCTACAGGAATTACAGGGCAAGATATAAGTCAATATTTTAATCCATATCAAGCAGCGGTCACCGATGAAATAAAAAGACAAGGTGACATCATGAAAACACAAGCAGCTTCAAAAGCGCAACAAGCGGGCGCGTTTGGCGGTTCACGTTTAGGTGTTGTTGAAGCAGGCATAGATGAAGGAACTTTACGACAAATTGGTCAAGCGCAACAATCAGGTTTCAATCAAGCTTTAGCAGCCGCTCAAGGAGATAAGCAACGACAACTAATGGCCGGTCAAGGATTAGGTTCTATTGGACAAGGTATCGGGGCTATCGGTTCACGGTTCGGGCAACTAGGTCAAGGATTAGGTACACTAGGCGCTGGACAAGCGGGTCTTGGATTAGATTTCCAAAGAGCAAACTTAACAGACTCTAGTTCTCTTCTTGGTATCGGTGGATTACAACAACAAATTTCCCAAGCGGGTCTTGATGCTGCAAGAAAAACTGCAGAGCAACAAGAAATGGAACCATTCACTAGACTTGGTTTTGCTAGCGATATACTTACAGGTCAGCCTTCTAGTTATTCTAGTATTACTTATGGTGATCAAGCTCCTCCTATAAATCCATTATCTCAAATTGCTGGTCTTGGTATTAGCGCGTTGGGATTAAGTAGATTGTTTTAGTATGGCAGAGTATAAAGACATAGTATCTGAGATTCATGATTTAAGAAAACTTCTTGCACCGGATCCGTTAGGCGGATTCACGAGTCTAGACCCCGACAGGTCAAGCAGCGCCATAATAGAGGATATTTTAGATTTAGAAGACAAATTATTAAACTTGAGAAAATCTTTTAAAGACGGTGGAGCAGTAAGACCAAACAATCCTCTTAACAGGAAAATGTTTCAACAGCCTATTAAGGCACAATCTGGTGTGTACGTTCCTACTATAGAACAGATAATGAATTTTTATCAAGGTGGTTTTGATCAAGCCGGTCAACCTACAGATACAGAAAGCTTTTTAAGAGCGATTGAAGCTACGAGATTAATGAATAAAGAAGGTTTTTTTCCAGGAGAAGATGGCGGCGATCCTCTAAAGTTTATGCTCTATCCCGATAATAAAGAAGGCATATTAGGTATTGCAGATCAAACAGGTTTTCCAGGAGTTCGATCTATGGGATTTACAGGAGACGATGTTCCTGAAGGCAACGCATATCAATCTATAATTGATCAAGGAACACAGGAACAGATTGCAGGTATTATGGCAGCAGCGGCATCTGATCCTAGTCAAAGACAACAACCTATAATTGATTCTCTTTTAAGAGAAGGAGCAGAAGTAAGAGAAGGTTCAGAAGATGGCATTGCAGCAATTGAAGGATCTCCTGAAACAGTGACAACAGAAGGTGGCACAATAGAAGAAAAATCAGAGGTTAAAACTCCTAATTTTGCATCATTAATTATGGGAACACCGAGTCTTATGGATGACGGAAAGACAATTGATGAAAAAATACAAGAAGATTCTCAAGCTATTGTAGATGTATTTGATTCTCTCAACACGGAAGCGGGAGCCGAAGCTTTTGCTGAAGGCGTAAAAGGCACGAATAAAAAATTAATAGATGGTGCTTTAATAACATTAAATACAGCAGCAAAAGTAGGAGGAGAAACTCTTGAAGAAGCAGTTGATTTTACAAGAGGAGTAGTTGCAAATATGGCTCCCTCTGAAGATTCTGTTAATGATTTTTATGATGCTTTTAACACGATAACAGGAGTTGATATTAGACCAGGAGCAACACCGTTTGCAATTGATTCTCTCGCAGATTCTGGTTTTGCACAAGCGTCTAAAGAAGGAGAGTTGGGTAAATTTCTTGTAGAGGGCGTAGTAGACTCTATCGATAAAGATGAGGAGGGAAACATACGAAACCCGCTCGCTCAATGGCAGAAGATGATAAATGATATTAATACTAAAACAAAAGCAGCCGGCGACGAAGTAGAAAATATAAAAAGAATTCTAGGTTCTAATTATCAGTCATTAAGCGAAACAGATCAAAAGCTCTATGATAAATATTCTCAAAATCCTACTATGAGTAATTTTTTAGTTGGAACAAAAGACGCTCTTGATAACAGTATAAATTTTGTCAAAGACTCAGTAAACAATGTAAAGAACACAACTCTTACAGAAAAACAAAAAGTAATATCAGATGCAGATAAAATTAAAACTGAAATGGATACTATTTTACAACGATATCAAAACAATGAAATATCAAAAGAAGAATTTGAAACGTTGATGAATGAAAAAAATGATCAGCTTCGTATATTAGGTGAAGAGGTTAATTCAAAAGTTGAAAAAGAACAAAAAGAAATTATTAATTCAGAAAATAAAGACAACGTTACTGGTGATATATCAACAGGTGATGCAGAAGCTAGTGATGCGGCGGCAGTTGCAGAAGCAACTGGAGAAGCGGGCGCAACATCGGACGCTGCAGGTAAAGCAGTAGTCAGTGAAAGTATATCTTCAGGATTTAGTGAGATCATTGGAAATGCTTTAAAAGAATCAGGATACAATTTAGGCGCTGTTGAAAACCCTGACTCGGATGCTCTTAAAATGATTTACTACGGATTACAATTAGCGCAAACTCCAGGCAAGCCTCTTGATGCAGCAATTCAAACTGCAGGACAGTATGTTAAAAATGAAATTAACGAACGTTACAAAACAAAAGCAGCGCAACAAAAATTACGTGGGGAGATATTTAAAGTTCTTCTTTCAGGAAAAATGGATTTATTAAAAGAAGAAATAAAAGCGGGCAAGGCTACTAAACAAACTAAGTACGATTTAGGAGATAAAGATTTATTGAATGGTACAATATTAAGCACGCTCAGCACAAACTTTAACAGATCCATAGACCCTGATAATTTAACCACTGAAAACTTAGATAGTTTAGATGCGAGATACATAACGGCAGTTAGAAATAAAATGCAATCTTTAGCAAACGGGTACTATAATGCGAAGGAAACAGTGCCGGATGGTGACATGTTAGCTTTAGAAGCAATTAATGAAGTAGACAAAACATTAGTTCCAGAGCTTGAAGACATTACTAAGTTTTTTGGTTTTAAAGACACGGGTCAAGATCGAATAACTGGATTTAAAGGAGCTACTCTTCCAATAACAGACGCTATAGTTAATGCGGCCATGAGTAAATTTAATTTAACCAAAGAAGCTGCTGTAGCTAGAATAAAAGCAGAGCTTGAGAAAAAAGGAATAAAAGCAGATTTTTCTGGGATACTATAAATGGCTGAGGATTTTCTTTCAGAGATAGGTGTAGAACTTCCTGGAGCAACTTCTCAAACAGAAGATAATCTTCTTTCAGGAATAGATTTAAACACAGGATTTGATGATGATTTTCTTTCATCTATAGGTATATCGAGCGATATAATACCCTCCGATGAACCAGGAAACGAGTTTAGTAAAGGTGTTAAAAGAAGTTTTAATAATCTTCAAGCAGTTACCGGTGATGCAATTAGTGTTATGGGTCAATTATTCGGTAGCGATGACATAGAACAATACGGTGACTCCGTATCAATGAAAAATAGAATTGAAGCAGCTAATGTGGGAAATGCTAAAGTTTCTCGCATAGAAGACGTAACTGACGCGGAAGATATAGGACCTTGGGTTGCTAATATGATTGGTCAGGCTTTACCCTCTGTAATTCCAGGAACAACGGGCGCCTTAGCAACACGAGTTGCTTTTGCATTAGCCGGTCTAACACCAGCAACTTTTGCTGGCAGGACAGCGTTAACTCTTCTTGGTGGATTTTTACCTTCTTCTTTTGTAAACACAGGTGAAGCTGTTCGTAAACAAAAAGAGTTAGCAAACAATGAAGATTTTTCTGATCCTGTACAGGCTCTTAAAACAGGTTTAGTTGCAGGTGCTTTTGACGTTGTAAGTATTGTCCCTATTCTAAGACCTCTTGAACCAGCTTTAAAAAGAATAGGTAAAACAAAAGCCGTTGACGAAATAGCTAAAACATTTGACGTTGATAAAAACGTAGCGTCAAAAGCTTTTGACACAGTTCTTAAAGTGGGAGGTAACATGGCTACCGCAGTAGCTTTAGAGGGAGCTACAGAAGGTGCGCAAGAAGCATTATTTATTAAAGATGCAGAAAAAGTAACAGGGGGTAAAGTATCTGGAGAAAAATTTAAAAGTGATGTTATTAATGCAGGTATTCAAGGTATGTTTGGTGGTGGTGTTTATTCGGCTATCACAAGCACTGTAGGTCCTATATTAGATAGAGCCGGAGATTCTGGTCTTCGTAACTTCCCCGATAACTCAGGAACCGCTATTAAATACCCTGATTATAAAACATTTAAAAAATTAGCAACGCCGGAAGAACAACAAAATATAAAAAATGAACAAGATTTCTTAAAAGTAAGAGATGCAGAAATAAATTTATACGTGGATAAACCAGCACGGGACACGGTTCGCCGTGTGTATGAATTGGGAGGTAAACCTTTTTCTTCTAACTATTACGGAAGAGGGCCCGCGCAAGTACGATATTTTAAAACAATTAAAGACGAAGAAGGAAATGAGATTGATGTTCTTGGCACGGAACCTGTTCCTACTTCTAGATTATATAAATTTAAAAAAGGTTTAGGTGAGTTTAAAGATCAAGTTCTTGATAAGACTGTTGGAAAGTCTGTATCTGCTCTTGATGATTTAGCAATGAGATCTGAAACAGCAAAAAAAGTAAGACAGCAAATGGCTTACTATGATGGAGGAGCAGCATTTGAAGGCGCTAAAGGAAGAGAAAAAACACGTATCTCTAAAGAAGAAGTACAAGGCGCTACAATTGATGAACGTATATTTTTAAATGCAGGTAAATTTAGTGTTCCTTTACAAAAAGCAATTGATATTGTTTCAAAATCAGTTCGTTTTCCTTTCACAGGTGCTATTACAGCACAAACAAACAGGGAGCTTTTGTTAGCTGTTAATCAACCAATAATAAATGAAGCCACTGTTTCTAATCCAAAAGTAAGAAAAGCTGCTTTGCAACTGCGTAAATTTTATGATGATATAATTAAATACGCTAGAGAAGCAGAATATGTTTTGGATATCAATGATGGAAAAGGAGGGACGTTTAAAGGGCAGAAAGTAGGTTTTGATCCAGGGTATGTTCAAGGATACTACCCAACAATGTATCAATATCAAAAACTACAAAACAATCCTCAATTTAACGAACAGTTTATTCAAATGCTTCAAAGCGAAGGTTTTAGCAGAGAAGCCGCTGTAAATATTAGAGATAATATTGTAGACAATAAAGGTTTTACTATTGCTTTAAAAGATGCAAACATTGGACAGCAACCTACTGTAAAAGCAGGACCAATAGAAAAGAAAAGAGAATTAAAAGATATACCTACTGAAAAATTAGCTCCTTTTATTAATGCAAATGTTATTGACACAGCGCACCGATACAGAGACGCTGTTATTCGTCGTGTTGAATATGCAAAAACTTTTGGAAAAGAAGGAGAGCTTATGGATGCGGCTTTAGCAAACATAGCCGCTGAAACAAGAGACGCCGGTGTTCCAATGACAGAGGCAGAAAAACAACGAATGATTGATGTTGGTAAAGCTTTACAAAAACAATACAGACCTATTCAAAGTAGTTTTTTTAGAAAACTTAACTCTGCTTTAATTACTTACGGTTATGTTTTAACGTTACCATTTGCAACTATATCTTCTTTTAGTGAACCTTTCTTGGTTCTTGGTAGAGGAGGCGCGGGACCTAAAGCAATTGCAAAGTCTATTGTTAGTGGATTAAAAGGTGCGATACGTAGTGTGTTTCCTAGATATCCACGTGATGAAGTAGATCAAGCAATCGCTAACATTGGTCTTGGATTGGAAGCCTCTGTTATCGAACGACAAACAGATGCATTCGGCGGAGGACAGGATACAAATAAAATAACAGAAAAGTTTTTTCGATTAAATTTTTTATCACAATTTACAAGGTTTAATAGATCTCTTGCTTATCAAGCATCGCAAGGATTAATTTTTGGTAATGCTCAATTTCTTGCACGCAACATGCAAAAAAGAGGAGTGGCACGTGTAGAAGATTTACCACAAACAGGCAGATTTAAAAATAAAACAGAGCAGCTAAGAGAACTTGGCGTCGATCCAAACGATGCCGTTAGTTTTGTTAATAGTGATATATATAAAAGCGGTAACAAAGAAGCATATCAAGCTACAGATTTTTTTCAAAATCAAGTTCGTCTTGGTGGAGTTAGATATGTTAATGAAGTAGTAATGAATCCACGTGCAACGCAACGGCCTATGTGGATGTCGGATCCTCATTTAGCTATTCTTGGACAATTAAAAGGATTTCAAATAACATTTTCAAACACCGTATTAAAAAGATGGATTAGAGATACTTTTCAAAGTGGTTTTTACAACGGCATGAAAAACGGATCACGGTACTTTGCTGTTGGAGCAATTATGGTCATAGCCGCTGCTCTTGGTAATGAACTACGTGAAGCAATACAATATGGAGCGAAAGGAAACCCACGTCGAAAAAACGAAGATGATCTAGAATATATATTTAGAGCGGTAGAGAGAACAGGTTTTCTTGGTCCAATACAGTTGCTATTAGACTCTGCTAGAGCAGAAAAGTATGGATCCGGACCAGTGGAAGCCTTAATGGGCCCTATAGTTCACCGATTAATTAGTTATTTAGAGGGTGTAAGAGATTTAATGACGGACGGAGAAAAAGAAAAACTAATAAGAGAGTTAGTAAAATCAGTTCCAATATTTGGAACAAACCCTCAAGTTCGTGAGGAATTATATAAGGCGCTTGATGTTCCAACGAAATTTGGTAAAAGTGGTAAAGGGATATTATAATGGCAAGAGGTGATTATTTAGCAAAAACTGGTGGAGGTTATGGTAAGTCTTATCAACAGAAGACTGATAATCTTAAGCAAAGTATTGGTAGTTTAGATAGAAGAATTAACAAAGCTATTGCAAGCGGTGATACAGATCAAGCAAAAGATTTAAGATCAAGACAAAAAAACTTTGTCAAAGATCTTGCAATGAACACTGTTAAACAACAGGTTTTAGGGGGCGATGACGAACTAACTATACAAGGAAACGTAAGAACAAGTTCAGGTGGTCCTATTCTTACGACAAAAGGAAACGAGTTACGTCAAAGCGTTATAGATAGAGATTTTTTAAATCCTACAAGAAGACTTCAAAATCAATTTCCGGCGGAGATGAAAAAAATGTATCCCATTTCTCAAGCAGCGCAAGGAGGACCATTTGCTGTACAAGCAATAAAGAAAATGTTTGGTATCGAAGATAAACCAATTCCATACAGTGGAGACGGTATCATGCCAGCACTGAGATATCCATTACAGCAATCTAGTTTCGATCCTTTAACAAGAGACGGCGGAGAAAACATGGCAGCAGCTGAGGGCCCTGGTATTTTTTCAAATGAGGGTGATTTCAATGTTGCTTCAAATGTAGAAGATGCTGTTAATAGTGGTGAATATAGACTCATAAACGCTGGTAGTTTAAACGATGGTCTAGGTCTTCTTATTAATCAAGGAGCTGTTTCACCAAATCAATCAAATAATCTTGATTTAGGAAACCTATTTGGTAATCTTCAGGGCGGGATTGGCGCTTTTAATTTTTCTGACAATCCAATTGTTCAAGGGTTTAAAAAGCTTGATGATGATAAAGGATTAGATATAAACATAGGTGACAGGTCATTACAGTACAGGAAAGATTCACCGTTTAATTTGCCAGGCAGTCTTACATTTAGTTTAAATCCAAATAACGCTGGCATAATGTATGAAATCTAAAATTAACATTACTGCAATTATTATTGCAGGTGTAACTGTAATCTACAGTTACGGGATGTTAGTAAATAGAGTTATTGCTAATGAAAGTAAAATAAAAGATTTAGATATGTTGCGTATCGATGCACGGCTCTCGGTCATTGAAGCGAATGTTGTAGCTATTAATGATAAAATAGATCAAGCTATTAAGTAGCTTTCATCACAAACATATTAGATTCTAAACACCACGTCTGTGTATAAACAGGATTAATTCCTTGTTCAGCAGCCATATCATAAATACTATTTTCCATCACAATACGTCTTGCTTCACACTTAGCCTCATCAAACCAAAGTTCAGCAGAATGTTTAACGGAAGGCATGCCAGGCATAGAGATCATTGATATAAGTAACCATATTTTAATCATCTGAAGAGAATAGAATTATTCTACACCACTTATCAAGTTCTTTTTCCGTCATATCACCCTTCATAAGGTTATATCTATAACAAACTAGCTGAATATTACTCAAAGTATACAATTTTAAATCGTTATCAATTCTATCAATAGATACATTAGTGTTGACTTTTCTTTGCCCTTTTAAATGCGTGAGCAGAACACCTGTTTTAGCGCATCTATAATTTTGTTTTTTAAATAAATCTAATAAATCATCAACCGTTAGATTAGGATCAACAGGGTGCCTGTTTTTGCTTTTCTTGTTTTTTGCATCTTTTAACCAGTGATTAAAAAATTTACGAGGGTCTGCACTTATAGCAGCTTTATCTCTATCTCCTTTTCCGTTAGTCCACACATGTTTATTATGCCTGCTTGAACAAACTTTACACCAAGACTTACGGCCATCTATTTTATTTTCTTTTTTTCTATCAAACTCTTCTAAACGTTTATACGTATTACAACGCGTGCAACGTTTATCTACTATTTGATCTCGCCCCACGATGCGCCTTTTTCATAATCAACCACACTAGGAACATTTAATTCCACGCATGTTTGCATGATTTCTTTTATTTTTTCTGCTTGCTTTTCGTTTTCTACAGAAATATCAACTTCATCATGAACTTGTATCATAGGTAAAAATCCTTCATCGTACAAAGACACCATCGCTTGTTTTGTTTGATCAGCTGAACCTCCTTGTATTAATCTGTTTAACGCTTTGTATGTCCAACCTCTTTTTAACTGGCTAAATCCACCATACTTAGCGGCGGCTTCGTTTCTTGGTAAAGGCAAGCCCGCACCAAATTCTAAAGGTTCCCATAAATCAAAACGACACTT